TGAAGATAACTATTATAAGACGAATCCCAATATCGTTGTAATTGATGACTTTATGAACCTAGAAGCTCTAGCCAAGCTAAAAGATTATTGTCTTGAATATCCGTTTTGGAACACTATTTATGGTCGAGGGTACTTAGGTGCTTTTCGTGAGCAAGGATTTAATCCTGCTGTTTTGACTACTCTTTCATACGAGATGGTTAAGAGTATGCCACGTATCTTTGATAACAATAATAAACGTAATCTCAGCCAGATGTGGGCATTTAAGTACGAGTCTAAGTGTCCCGGCATTGACATTCATGCAGACTTTGCAGCGATCAATGTAAATTTCTGGATCACGCCCACCGAATCTAACCGGGACTATGATCCTGAAAAGGGTGTAGGTAAAACAGGCGGAATGTGGATTTGGGATTGTGGCGCTCCACCTGACTGGGACTTTACCCGATACAACGGCGATGACAAAAACGAAGTTTTAGAACTTCTAGAGAAGAATGATTCAAAGGCGGTATATATACCGTATAAGTATAATAGATGTGTTCTGTTTGATTCTAACTTGTTTCATAAGACTGCGGACGTAAACTTTAATCCCGGTTTTGATAATAAGAGAACGAATGTAACGATGCTATTTGGACAGAGAGAAAATACAGGAGTTGAACCACAAAACATGTTAGAAGCTGCGGAACTGAGAGAGAAAACCTCTAAACCTGTATTAGATATTTTGTTAGAAAAACAAGAAAAAGAACTTGAATTACTGTGACCGATGCAACAGAAGTTCAAGCTGAGTTATTGGCTCACGAAAGAGAATGTGCGGTTCGAGCAGAGTCTGTTCAACGGCAACTAGATGCTTTAACAGGGCGAATACGACGCATTGAAGCTTTAATTATGGGATCGACAGCTACACTAATTGCTGGATTTGTAACAGTATTATGGAAAATGTAATATGAGCAGAGAATTAACAACAAAGCAACAGACCTTTTTGCAAGTTCTCTTTGGAGAAGCAGAGGGCGATTATACAAGAGCAAAAACTCTAGCAGGCTATAGTGATACAACCAATGGTCTGGAAATTGTTCGTTCGTTAAAAGACGAAATTGTAGAGCTAACACGAGAATACTTAGCAATGAATGGGCCACGGGCCGCAAGAGCTATGATTAATGTCTTAGAGCGCCCGTCAGAGTTAGGCAATCAACATCGGCTCAATGCCGCAAAAGAACTATTAGATCGAGTAGGTATTCATAAAACAGACAAAGTTGAAGTGACAACTCCAAATGGAATTATGATTCTACCTCCTAAAAATACCCACGCTGCATAATGTATAATCTAGGCTACTTTAAAATGCCTGATCCTGTTGGACTAAAAGACGACAAGGACTGGTTAGAAATTCCACGGATCAGTAAAACTATTCCATTTGGCTATGAAGAACATAAAAAAGATGATAAACTTCTGGTGCCGATTGTTGAGGAACTAGAAGCTTTAGAATTAGCAAAAGAGTATCTGAATGAATATTCCTATCGAGAAGTTGCAGGTTGGTTAAGTGAGCGAACAGGACGAGAAATTTCCCACGTTGGCCTCCGAAAGCGAATCCAAACCGAAAGGCAACGGAAGAGTAAAGCAAAGACTTATAAAGCATGGCTTAAAAAATACGAAGTTGCCCTCCAGAAACTTGAAGAAATTGAGAGCAAGCGTACAGGAGCGACGAAGAAAGAAGAAAGAGGAAGAGAAGAACAAGCCCAAGCCTGAAGTTACTGTAAAAGAAACTGTAGCTACGGAACTACCGCTTGAAGAACAACACAATATTTTATTCCAGGCCAATGAAGGGCCACAAACAGATTTTTTAGCTGCCGCAGAACGGGAAGTTCTATACGGCGGTGCAGCAGGTGGCGGAAAGAGTTACGCTATGTTAGCGGACCCGCTACGTTATCTAAGTCATCCACAATTTTCAGGTCTACTACTTCGTAGAACCACAGAGGAATTAAGAGAGTTAGTTTGGAAATCACAGGAACTATATCCCAAAATTATTCCCGGCATAAAGTGGTCGGAACGAAAGATGCAGTGGACCTCCCCGGCAGGCGGCAGATTGTGGCTGTCATATCTCGATAGAGATGATGATGTACTCCGCTATCAAGGGTTGTCCTTTTGTTGGATAGGCTTTGACGAACTTACGCAATGGCCCACAGGATTTGCGTGGGATTACCTTCGTTCTCGTCTAAGGTCCACTGCACCTGACCTACCAGTTTATATGCGAGCTACGACAAATCCGGGTGGTGCCGGGCATGTATGGGTAAAGAAATATTTTGTAGATCCGGCCCCTGCTGGTAAGGAGTTTTGGGCTACAGACGCAGAAGGCAAGAAACTTGTCTTTCCAAAGGGACACACGAAAGAAGGCCAACCGCTATTCCAACGGAAGTTTATTCCAGCAAAGTTATTTGATAATCCTTATTTGTCAAACACTGGTGATTACGAGACAATGCTCTTGTCGTTACCAGAAAACCAACGTAAAAGATTATTAGAAGGTAATTGGGATGTTGCAGAAGGTGCAGCCTTTCCTGAGTTCGAGAGAAGTGTTCATGTTGTTGAACCGTTTAGTATACCAAAGAATTGGCCTAAGTTCCGGTCATGTGATTACGGATATGGTTCTTATAGTGCTGTGCTTTGGTTTGCGGTGGCCCCAGATGGTCAATTAGTTGTCTATAGAGAGTTGTACGTTTCAAAGGTCTTAGCTAAAGATTTAGCAACTAAGGTTTTGTATTTAGAAGAAGATGACGGTACAATTCTGTATGGTGTTCTCGATAGTTCCTGTTGGCATCGTAGAGGTGATACAGGTCCAAGTCTAGCAGAACAAATGATTACGGAAGGCTGTAGGTGGCGTCCCAGTGATCGTAGTGCCGGAAGTCGCATATCTGGCAAGAATGAATTACATAGACGGTTACAAATTCAGGAATTAGACGGAGAAGTAGATAAGCAAGCAGGTATTGTGTTCTTTCATAATTGTATTCACATTGTGTCGCAATTACCTAGCATTCCGCTTGATGCTAAAAACCCTGAAGATGTTGACACAAAATCAGAGGACCATTTGTATGATGCATTACGATATGGTATAATGAGTAGACCAAGACGGGGATTATTCGACTTTCCTATGGAACAAGCGGCAGATAGATATAATCCTGCCGATACAACTTTTGGATATTAAAATATGGTAGATAATACATTTGAAGACGCATCCGTTTTATCATTAGATGAAAAAGAAAATGATCGTGAACTATCATCTTTAGTTGCTTTTATTGAAGATCGATATAAGAGATCAAAAGATTGGCGAAGGTTTGATGAAGAAAGATGGTTACAGTCCTATCGTAACTATAGAGGTTTGTATGGCGCAGATGTACAATTTACTGAAGCAGAACGATCCAGAGTTTTTATTAAGGTTACTAAGACAAAAGTATTAGCAGCTTATGGGCAGATTACGGATGTACTCTTTGCAAGACAAAAGTTTCCATTAACAATTGATCCAACAACTCTTCCAGAAGGAGTCACGGAATCTGTCCATTTCGATATGAACCCCCAAGCGCAGGGAACAGAAGAGGAACAACCAAGTCCATACGGCTTTCCTGGCGATGGTCAAGACTTGGAGCTTGGGGCAACTAGAGAAACTTTAGAAGACAAGAAATTAAAACTTGGTCCCTTAGAAGCTAAACTTTCTGAGATTGAAGGATTGCAAGAAGGTGAAGGTTTGACTCCTTCTGCTATGACTTTCCATCCAGCAATGGTTGCAGCAAAGAAGATGGAAAAGAAGATCATGGACCAGCTAGAGGAATCTGGGGCGAGTAAGCACCTACGTTCGTCAGCTTTTGAGTGTGCATTGTTTGGTACTGGTATTATTAAAGGACCATTTGCTGTAGATAAAGAATATGCAAATTGGGATGATACTGGTTCCTATAACCCTACAATTAAAACTGTACCTCAAGTAAGCCATGTTTCTTGCTGGGACTTTTATCCTGATCCTGATGCAAGCAATATGGACGATGCAACATACGTCATTGAACGCCATAAGTATTCAGTATCTCAGTTACGAGACTTAAAGAATAGACCATTTTTCCGTGGTGAAGCCATTGATAATTGTATCAATATGGGAAAAGTCTACACGAGTGAGTATTGGGAAGATGATCTCAAGGATTACTCCTTAGTTGACCACCCTGAACGGTATCAAGTTTTAGAGTATTGGGGAACAATCGAAACAAGTCTTGCTGAAGAGTTTGGTATTGATCTACCAAAAGAATTTAAGAATGTAGATCAGATTCAGGTCAACTGCTGGATTTGCAATAACTTTATTTTGCGCTTGGTCGTAAATCCATTTAAGCCTGCTCGTATTCCATACTACGCTGTTCCATATGAACTCAATCCATATAGTTTCTTTGGCATTGGTTTGGCAGAGAACATGGATGATACACAGACGTTGATGAATGGCTTTATGAGAATGGCTGTTGATAATGCTGTGCTCAGTGGCAATCTACTCATTGAAGTGGATGAAACCAATCTAGTGCCGGGACAAGACTTACAAGTGTATCCGGGCAAGGTGTTTCGGCGTCAAGGTGGCGCACCGGGACAGGCGATCTTTGGAACTAAGTTTCCAAACGTCAGTAATGAAAATATGCAATTGTTTGACAAGGCTCGACAGCTTTCTGATGAAGCTACGGGCCTTCCTAGTTTTGCACACGGACAGACTGGTGTTGTGGGCACAGGAAGAACTGCAGCAGGTATCTCGATGCTTATGGGCGCTGCGGCAGGAAGTATTAAGACCGTAGTTAAAAACTTTGATGATTATTTGCTACGACCATTAGGTGAAGCATTCTTTAGCTTTAACATGCAATTTGATTTTGACCCTGATATAAAAGGTGACTTAGAGGTTAAAGCTAGGGGAACGGAAAGTTTGATGGCAAACGAAGTGCGAAGCCAGCGACTATTGCAATTCTTGCAAGTTGTCGCTAATCCTGCTCTTGCACCCTTTGCTAAATTTACATCTATTATTCGAGAGATTGCAAACTCGATGGGACTTGATCCAGATAAGGTTTGTAATACTCCAGAAGAAGCTGCTCGCCAGGCTAAAATTTTACAGCAACAGCAGCCACAAACCCCCGCTGGACAACAGCCACCACAGGCTCCTGGGTTAAGCCCAAATGACATGCAAGGAGGCGGAGGTGGTACAATTGGTGTAGGCGGCGCACCAACACCTATGGAGGGACAGTTTAGTGGAACCGTACAAGAACCTACTCAGCAAGCTCAAGACCCTGGTCAACAACAAGCGCCAATGGGACGCATTCAATAATTATATTGATTGGACGATTGGGCAACAACAGGCAAGTTTAGAACAAAGTACCGATTTGGTTAATGTGCATCAAGCACAAGGAGCGATTCATATGTTGCGTAAATTAAAAACGCTAAGGGAAGAAGTAAATTCACATGGCTGACCAAGAACCATTTGTCGGAACACGAGCTTTAGCTGAATATAAGAGGGAATTTCCAGATGCAGAATTAACTCCAGCAATGGAACATATGATTGTATTGGAGGGATTTAGTAAAACAGAATATCTGGACACCAAAGATAAGCGTACTATTGGTGTAGGGCTAACAGGGGAGTATTTTCCTAAACCGGACGAAACTCTACATGACGCTTTTATGCGAGCATATGCCGATAAAGAAGCTACAGCACGAGATTTATTTCCAGAATACAATGATTTTAGTCCTGAATTACAAACACAAATTATGAGTGGTGTGTATCGTGGAGATTTTAAACAGGGATATAACACAGTAGACGCCATTAAGCGAGGAGATTTTACTGAAGCTGGAAGGCAATTTTTGTTAAATCCTACAGGTAATGACTTTAGTAAAGACTACAAAGAAGCACGGAGAACTGGGTCTGGAGTAAAACGTAGATTAGAAGCAATACGAGACGCACTTCTTGCAGAAGGTCGATTAATCGAGATGCCTGAGTTTGCTGAAGAACAGCCATCTTCTTCTGGACAAGCTTCTCAAGCGGAACCAACTAGAGATTCTTTTGCTACAGCCGAAGCAACTGCAGATCAAATGGAGAGATTACGCAAAGAAAAAATAGCACAGGATTTAATTAAAGACGAAGTAGGCTTACGAAATAATTTAACACCAGAAGAAAAAAAGCTTATTAGCACAAACCAACGATTTGCTTTTGATGAGCGTGGAGTATCTAGATTACAAAAAGGGGGAACACCTATGGCATCGGAACAAGAAAACGATGAAATGATACAGATTGGTCTTGTACAAGATCCAAATGATACTGATCCAGTCAGCGGCAATGAAATTCCATTAGGTGCTACTGCTGAAGGAGTACGAGACGATGAAGTTGCAGCGATTAGCCCAGGGGAATTTGTGGTTCCTCAGTACGCTGTTAATTATCATGGTTTAGATTTTTATATGGACTCGTTAAATACAGCAAAACAAGGGCTACGACAAATGGACCGAATGGGCATGACAGGTCGCCCAGATGAAGCTACGTTGCCTGATGACATGGCATTGCCTACAATGGAAGAGGAAACTACTCCTATTTTAGATAGGCCCATAGATACAGAAATGTTTATGCGTGGAGGCTTGCAAACTCCAGTACACTCTTTTGCAAATGGCGGACTTGTGCAATATCAAACTGGTGGTACGTATACAACTCCTACAGGTTTAAATGTACCGACGCCAACAGTTGCTACTCCAACTGTGCAGACGCCAACAGCAGCCCCAGGCGCTCAAGTAGCAGCCGCCCCTCAACAGCCAGGTCAAATGTTTTATTCGCCAATGCCTGCTACTCCTATGCCAATGCAGATGCCAGCGGTTCCGCAAGTTCAACCCGGTGCGCCTACTATATCGTACCCTGACTATCAAGGAATAACAGGTGGTCAGTTCGGGGGATATAAACTTCAAGAGTATAAACATAAAGATACTGGCAATAGTATTTTTCTTACACTAGTTGGCGGAAAGTTGCCCCCTGGTGTAACTGTTCCACCTGGATATATTCCGGTAGAAGAATACAATCAACAGCAGGAACAAGAACCTGCTACACCTACTACACCTACTGCACCGACAATTGATCGTGGTGGGCCACCCACTGCTTTTGATTTAGAGATGGAACAACAGCAGTTTGAAGAAGAGCAAGCAGGTCAAGTACAAGAAAAAATAGACGCACGGAAAGCAGCTATTGGTAATGCACTTGCGAGGGCGGGAACGGTACCAGCCGCAGCACAAGATGCTATTGAGGGAGCAGATTTAGATATATATTCCGTAGATCCAAAACATGGAATGTTTATTGATGGTAAATTTGTAACAGATGCGAGAGTTTTACAGCAATACGCAGATTCTACAAGGCGTGCTATTTATACTGAAGATCATCCTTTAGGTAGGTTTGGGGCGGCTGTAGGTAAGTATATAGAAGGAACTACAGCTTTTAATGCTGCACAAGCAGTAGCACGGGCAGGCAAAGATCTATTGGATGGTGTTTTTGGTACACTCACGAGTAAACCAACGGCTGCTCAGTTAACAAGGTTAGCTAATGAGGCTAGGGCAGGCGAGAGGGCGGATTACGAGGCAATGCTAAACGACTTAGCGGTACGGGCAGCAGAAGAAGAAGAAGCAGCAGCAGCAGACGCAGGAACAACATCAGCAGAAACCCCTGGTAGTGCTGGTACTGGTGTTCCTTATCAGGGCGACTTTCAAGGGGTAGCAGGCTCTGAGAGAGGGGTAGCAGGCTCTGAGAGAGGGGTTGATGGGGTGCCTTATACGGGCGACTTTCAAGGGACTGCAGCTAGAACAGGACAAGCACAAGCAGCAGCCGCTAGTGCAACACGAGCACAAGCACAAGCAGGACGGGATGCAGCAGATACAGCCTCTCAAATAAACCCTGCATCAGCACGTGCTCGACGTGCCGATGCAGAGGAAAGAGCTAGGAATCAAGCTGCAGCTATGGCAGAGGAAGCTGCAAAAGAACGAGAGGCTAACCGAAGGGATCAAGCAGAGGCCCAACAACGAGCGGTTGATAGAGCACGAGACGCAGCAGATGCGGCAGAGACTCCCTTTGTTCCCTATGCTGCTGGTGGCTTAGTAAAGAAAAAGAATAAACGACGAAATGGCAAGGGACTAGCCAGACGTTAATAGTCTCATTGTTGGCTTACCTAACCCCCCGCATTGGCTACGGATAGCCCCAACATTGGAGAGAAAACATGACAGACGAAACAGTAGTCGGTACAACCGATCCGATTAAAAAGGTTGTGAGCATGGGTGATCGTAGATATGACACTCAAAAAACCATTGAAGATGAAGAAAAAGAGCTTGAAGAGTTAATTGAACAGCAAAAAGAAGAAGCTGAGAAAGACGAACGAGCAGCTAAAATTGTTGAACAAGAATTACTAGAACCAGATAGTGCTGAAGAAAAAACTTTTAAAAAGCGATATGGTGATTTACGTAGACATACACAAAAGCAACAGAAAGAGCATGAAGAAAAAATAGCGGCCTTGCAAAGTCAACTGGATACGGCAACAAAAACACAAATTAAACTTCCAAAGACTGAGACAGAACTAGAAGCTTGGTCGCAAGAATACCCAGATGTAGCTGCTATTATTGAAACCATTGCGATCAAAAAGTCAAAGGAACAATCTAAAGACTTAGAAAAGCGCATGGATGAAATTAACCAGCTACAGTCTACTGCCAAGCGAGAAAAGGCAGAAGCAGAGTTGCTTTCACTGCACCCTGATTTTGAGGAAATTAGAGCTACTGACGACTTTCATAACTGGGCAGAAGCACAGCCAAAGTGGGTACAAGATGCTCTATATGAAAATGAAACCGATGCTCGATCTGCCGCTAGAGCCATTGATTTGTACAAGGTAGACCAAGGCAATCAAAGTTCATCTAAAACGAACACTAAGAAAGCTAATACGAAGGACGCCGCAAGAGCCGTAAATACAAAAGCAGCTAAGGCCGCTCCTGAAACAAGCACAGATAGTGGCAAATGGAAAGAATCTACTGTAGAGGGAATGTCCTCTCAGCAATATGAAAAACATGCAGAGTCGATAATGGAAGCAATTCGCTCTGGTGAGTTTATCTACGATATTTCAGGAAGTGCAAGATAACTACATTTTTTCCTTGACTTTTTTAATATTTTAGGTAGAATGGTAATATAACTAGGCCCACAGGTTGTGCAACCCTAGAATATATAAGTAAAAAACTTTTTTGCAACCCAGCGATATGGCCGATAACAGGCTGATCACCTGTCTATCCTACCCCCTAGAACTGGCCCGTAAAAGTTATGTCCTGAAGTATAGAATTACAACTATACTTGTGGGCCTTGTTGCCCACTTAGTACGAAAAAGGAGATTTTAATCATGGCTTTTAAACGTGCTGCAGGGTATAACAACTTACCTAATGGTAATTTTAGCCCTGTAATTTACTCTAAGCAGGTCCAGCTTGCGTTCCGCAAGGGTTCTGTTGCAGAGGATATTACCAATAATGATTATTTTGGTGATATTGCAAACTTTGGTGATACTGTCCGTATTATCAAGGAGCCTGAGATCACGGTCAAGTCTTATGCCCGTGGTACTCAAATCTCGCCACAAGACCTCGATGATGAAGATTTTCAGCTTGTCGTTGACCAAGCTAATTACTTCGCATTTAAGGTTGATGACATCGAAGAAGCACATTCACATGTGAACTTTCAGAACGTAGCGTCTGATCGTGCAGGCTACCGCCTTAAGGATCAGTATGACGCAGAAGTTCTAGGCTACCTCTCTGGTTTTGCTCAGGCTTCTATCAGCGCAGTTGCCAGTACCGCTAATACTACGGTTTCTGGTACCAAGGCTGTTTCGACTGCTGGTTCCGACGAACTGCTTTCTTCCATGCAGCTTAAGAAGGGTGACTTTGGTAACATTACCACCTCTTCGGCAGGCACGCACTCTATTCCCGTTACGGCTCGTTTGCCGGGGGCAAGTGCGCTTCCTACAGCTACTGCATCACCTAATATGGTTGTGGCAAGAATGGCTCGACTCTTGGACACGCAGTTTGTGGACAAGGATAATCGGTGGCTCGTTATTTCACCACACTTTATGGAAGTGCTGATGGATGAGGACTCCCGACTTCTCAACCAGGACTTTGGCGAGGCCGGTGGCCTTCGCAATGGTCTTGCACTAAATAATCTTTACGGCTTTAGGGTTTATGTTTCTAACAACCTTCCTGCTGTTGGCACTGGTCCAGGTACCTCTGGTACTGCGAATCAGAACTCCAACTATGGTGTGATTGTTGGTGGACATAATTCTGCTATTGCAACCGCAAGCCAGATCACTAAGACGGAAACGTATCGTGATCCTGATAGCTTTGCTGACATCGTGCGTGGTATGCACCTTTATGGTCGTAAGATTCTACGACCTGAAGCAATTGCCACAGCGAAATACAATATAGCATAGAGGAGGTATTACAATGGCAACTTTTGATATGACACTAAAATCAACCACTGGCGTAAGTGCCGACTCTATTGCAACTTTGCAAGCTACTCGTCGAGGAAGTGCTATGAGAATGGTCGATGCTATTCTCGACATCGACGCTCTTGCTGCAGATGGCTATAGTTGTACTAATGGTGATATTTTCCAGCTTCTAGAAATTCCTGCAAATACTTTTGTGTTGTTTGCTGGAGCGGAAGTTCTTAAAGCCTTTGATGGTAGTTCCCCAACAGTAGATATTGATTTTGCTGAAGGTGATGACATCATCGATGGTGGAGATGTTACCTCAACAGGTATTCTCGCTGAAGGAACAAACGGTCAGGCCAATGATGTTATTACTGGTGCTGACTCTTTGTGGGAATGTTTTGTAACCACTACCGACACGATTGATGTTAAGCTCATTGCTTCATCTGCTGACGTTACTGAAGGAAGGCTGCGAGTTTACGCATGTCTTGTTGATGTAAATGGTTATGCAGAAGAGGCGGATGAAGTTGATCGAGATCAGCTTGCGTAGTTAATGATTGGTGGGAGGGGGTAATACCCCTCTCACTATCTAACGTAAAAGGGAACAAATGGCAAATTCATTTTTAACATATACAAATGATGTATTAGTAAAACTAAATGAAGTGAAACTTACTTCAACTGATTTTACGGATGATCGTGGTATTCAAACACAAGCAAAAAATGCTGTAAACCAAGCGATCCGCTACATTAACCAGCGAGAGTTTAATTGGCCGTTTAATCATGCTACTGCTAGTCAAACTTTAACTGCTGGCGTTGTAAGTTATGCTTTGCCATCAAATACTAAGCATGTAGATTACGCTACGGCACGAATTAGAAAAAGTGAAAGCTTAGGCAATGATGCTAGAGCGTTATCGTTTTTAGATTATCACGAATATTTAGAATTGCATATAAAGCAAGAAGATGATACTGTAACAACTACATTAAGTAGTGGTATTGATGATGATGACACTACTATATCTGTTGCTGATGCTTCATCGTTTGATTCAACAGGCACGATTATTATTAATACAGAGAATATAACGTATACTGGCACAACTTCAACATCGTTCACGGGAGCAACAAGAGGCGCAGAAAGCACAACTGCAGCCAGCCATTCAACCGGAGCTACTGTTGCTCAGATTGACGCAGGCGGAATCCCCACTCACATATTTAGAAAACCAGATAATACGTATGGACTTTGGCCTTTTCCGAATAAAGCATACACTTTATCTTTTGATTATTTCACGCACCCAAGTTCAGACTTATCTGCTCATGGAGACACAACAACGATTCCTGATAGATTTGGTCATGTAATTGTAGATGGAGCAGTTGCGTATGCTTATTTGTATAGGAGTGAAGTCCCGCTGTATGAGCGCAGTTTTGCGCTATTTCAGGAAGGCATAAAGAATATGCAAACCTTACTTATTAACCGGCATGATTACGTGCGATCTACTTATATTCCAAGATCAATCAGTTCTGTCTATACAAGTTCATCGTCATTTTAAATAGGAGAAAACTATGACACAGATACCACAAGGAAACAATATGTTCTGGGATGTACAGTCGGCAGTAACGGTTGGCTCGACAGCAGGCGGAACTAATGTTTCAAGTTATAATTTAGTAACGATGCATCTAGACGGTGAGATTTATGTAAACTTTGGCGCTTCCAGCACGGCTGCGGTAAGCACTGCTAACGATGTTAAGTTGGCTGCAGGGTTGCATTCTCTTACCGTACCAAAACAAGCAGGCAATTCACAATATTTGAATTACGCCAGAGTTGGTGGAACAGATGTAACGATGCGTCTCGTATTGGCTTAGGAGGACATTTGATGACTCTATTATCAGGGCTAATTCAACAAAATGTCGATAGGCATACAAGGGATCTTGTTACACTAACCGCAACTGCTTCTATTACTACAGCAGATCATGCAGGTAGAACCCTCCTTATGGGAGAAGTTGGAGGAGACGCTGCTGCTACCTTTACTCTGCCTGCTGCAACCGGCACAGGTAGTGTATTTAAATTTGTTGTTTCTGTTGTAAATACCTCAAATTATTTAATTAAAGTGGCTGACGCCACAGACACCATAGACGGTCAGATTGTAATTACTGATGCAGATGGGACGGATGCTGGTTCAATGGTAACGGCTGCTGCTTCGGATACAATTACACTTAATGGCACGACAACTGGTGGAGGAGCTATAGGTGATTATGTTGAGTTAATTGACATAGCATCTAATCAATATACCGTAAGCGGTATGGTGACATGTGCTGCAGGTTCTAATATTGCAACCATGTTTAGTGCTACTGTTTCTTAGTAGCGTATTAAGTTTAACTTAAAGAAAGGAGTAGTACTATGTCTTGGAATGCACCAAAGATTACCGAAGTTTGTGTCGGTATGGAAATTAATTGCTACGCTTGTGCAGAACTTTAATTACTGCGAATCGTAGTTTCTAACAATTAACTATATGGAGAAGGGGTATATGGCACACTTACTATGTGTCATATATCCCTCCCATTTATAATTTAGCTAAGAAAGGAATAGATAATGGCTAGTTTTAAAATGACACAAGGGATTTCTCGTGTTCCTGAAGATGTCTTTGTTGAAGATGGCATGACAGTCACTTCAGGCGGTCTAACCGTAACGGCTGGTGGCCTAACGGTTACTGCGGGTACTACTACTCTTGGAGGATCATTTATCCGGGATTTGGTTACGCTAACTGCAACCGCAACACTGACAAATGCCGATCATGCAGGACGGATTCTGCTAATGGGCGAAGTTGGTGGTGATGCAGCGGCTACCTTTACGCTTCCTGCTGCAACGGGTTCTGGTGCAGAATTTCAATTTATTGTCTCAGTTGTTAATACATCCAACTATGTAATTAAGGTTGCTGATGCTACTGATACGATTGACGGTTCTGTTACTCTTCATCAAGATAGTGCCACTACAGTGGCTACGTTTAATACTGCCTCTGATTCGGATACCATTACGTTGAACGGTACTACGACAGGTGGTGTTTCTATTGGTGATGAAATTACTCTTATTGATATTGCTTCTAACCAGTATATGGTTAAGGGTATCCTAACTGCGAGTGGAACGGAAGCTACTCCATTTAGTGCCAGCGTTTCTTAATGGGTTAGGCGACTGCTATTACCTATACGAATAGTAGTCGTTGTGATTAGCAGGAAGGGCCTATGAAAAAATTAACGGATAAACAAAAAGAACTTTTAAAACTTCACCGTAAGCCCCATAAAAATAAACAGGGGAAAACGGTTCCAGGGCATACGGAAAAACATATGAAAGCAATGAAAGTTGCTATGGAAGAAGGTGTGTCTTTTGATAAAGCACACACGATTGCGTTAAAAATATTTGGCAAGTAGAAAGGATACCTTCAGGTGGCTGTAAGGTTAAAAAATGCTGGGGTATCGTTGACTGGGACAAGCTTAACTGCAGTCTACACTTGCCCAGCTAATTTTACCGCACGAGTTCGAGAGATCTTTATTACGAATGTTGATGGCAGTAATGCTGCCGACATTACACTTTCTTGGACTGATACATCAGCTAGTGCCACCTATTCGTTGTTAAGCACCCTTAGTGTTGCAGCGGATAATATTTATCGGATTGATAATGCAAACATTATGTTAGAGGCAGGGGATATTTTAAAAGCACAAGCTGGTGCTGCAAATGATCTTATGGTTTCTGCATTTGTTGAAGAAGAAATTACCTTAGCGAGTTAGTAAAATATGCCTGATACTTCTGCAATATCTCCAGTTACAGTCTCTTTAAGTGGTGGGTTAATCTTAGATAAAGATGACTTTTCTATTCCACCGGGCGCTGCTGTAACTTTACAAAACTTTGAACCCAGCATTAATGGGGGATACAGGCGGCTATCTGGCTCCGCTAAGTTTGATAGCAATCAAGTAGACAGCACCAATAAGATTCTTGGTGTTAAGATTTTTAATGAGGGGGTACTTGCTGCTGCGGGTAATGTACTAAAATTTAGTACGGGTACAGGCTGGGGTTCTTCAATTGCTACTCGTACATCTGCTGGTCGGTATAAGTTTGATACGTTCAACTTCACGAATACAACTAAAGTTGTGATGGTGGATGATGTTAATCAAGCAGCTACTTATGATGGTTCAACGTATGCGCTTCTAAGTGCTACAGGTGCTCCCGCTGATCCAGCTTCAGTGGCAGTATTTAAAGATCATGTTTTCTTTGCGGGGATGTCTACTAACCCACAAGAAATTGTGTTCTCTGCCCCGTTTGCAGAAACAGACTTTTCAGCAGCGAATGGTGCAGGTTCGATCAAAGTTGATACGAATATTGTTGAACTAAAAGTATTTCGTGATGGATTGTTTGTATTTGGTAAAGATAAAATTTATCGCCTAACAGGTTCTAGTATTGCCGACTGGCGAGTTGATCCAATAACTAGAACACTGGGTTGTGCAGATGGTTTCTCGGTACAGGAAATAGGCGGTGACCTGCTATTCTTATCTCCTGATGGTTTGAGAACGATTGCTGCTACAGCCAGAATTGGTGACGTTGAGTTAGGAACTGTATCGAAGCCAATACAACGGAGAATACAAGAGATTGGTTTTGACAATGTTACTTCTGTTATTGTCCGAAACAAAAGTCAATATAGATTGTTTTATCCTAAAACTGGTGCAGATGCAGCAGATAGTAGGGGCATACTCGCTACACTACGAAGAACACCACAAGGAGCAATGGGATTTGAATACGCAGATTTAAAGGGACTCAAACCTTCTGCAATGGATTCTGGGTTTATTAGTAATACCGAATATATCATTGAAGGTGGATATGATGGCTATGTACGCCGACAAGAAAGTGGAGATACTTTTGACGGTACGAATGTTATAGCTGTTTATCGCTCTCCTGATTTGTCCCTTGGCGACACCGGCATTAGAAAGCTAATGCAACGAGTTATTTTAAACTATGAAGTTGAAGGCACGATTGCTGCAGAACTTCGGGTTAGATATGACTCAGACGATAAGGATGTTCCACAACCGACAAAATTTGACATTACTTCCCCCGGAGGTATTGCAATTTATGGAAGTGCTTCCTCGACATATAATAACGCAGTATATGGGTCTAGTGGAGTTCCTATCTTTAGACGAGCGATTGAAGGATCAGGATTTTTGTTAGCTGTTAAAGTCAATCACGATAGTTCAAACAACCCCTTTACCATACATTCGTATCAATTAGAATTTACAACTGGAGGACGTAGATAATGGGTTCAACCTATACACGACAAAGTAGCACAGAAATTGTAGATGGGGAAGTAATTCAAGCAGCAGACTTTAATAATGAATTTTCCCAGCTTGTCTCTGCTTTTGCTGCATCTACTGGACATACCCACGATGGCACGTCTGCTGAAGGTGGGCCTGTTACAAAGCTACTAGGAACGGCTATCACCATTGGCGATGGTACGTCAGGCACAGACATTGCTGTAACCTTTGATGGTGAGACAACCGATGGCCTTCTTACATGGATGGAAGATGAGGACCACTTTAAGTTTAGTGATGATGTTGTCTTAGATAGCTCTAAGCGACTATATCTATATGATGAAGGCGGAGAATATATCTATGGCGACGGTACAGATTTATATCTAGTATCTGGCGCTGATATAAATATTCCTGCCAATATTGGATTAACATTTGGAGATGATGGAGAAAAAATCGAGGGAGACGGCACGGACCTTACTATTGCAGGCAATAATATCAATCTTACTGCCACCGCTGATGTTAATATTCCTAGTGGGGTGGGTGTCACGTTTGCGACAGCAGAAAAAATTGAGTCGGATGGTACAGACCTTTCGATCACGGTTGGGTCAGGGGGCGACATTAATATCCCAGCGGATATTGGGGTCACCTTCGGCAATGATGGTGAAAAGATTGAAGGTGATGGCACTGATCTTACAATTACTGGTAATAACATTAATCTTACTGCTACCGCAGATGTTGTAGTACCAGCGGATGTAGGGATTACCTTTGGTACTGGTGAAAAGATTGAAGGCAATAATACAGACATTACAGTAACGTCTGGTGCAGATATTAATCTGACAGCAACTTCCGATGTGAACATTCCTTCTGGGGTTGGTGTTACGTTTGGTAATGATGGTGAAAAGATTGAGGGTGATGGTACAGATTTAACGATCTCTGGTAATAACATTAATCTTACTGCCACGGCAGATGTAAACATTCCTAGTGGTGTAGGAGTAACCTTTGCGACTGCGGAGAAGATTGAATCAGATGGCACAGACCTTTCTATAACTGTAGGCTCCGGTGGTGACATTAATATTCCAGCAGATATTGGTGTAACTTTTGGTAATGACGGGGAAAAGATCGAAGGCGATGGTACTGACTTAACAATCAGTGGCAACAATATCAATCTAACTGCTACAGCGGATGTAAACATTCCAAGTGGCGTAGGGTTGACGTTTGCTACTGGTGAGAAACTAGAGTCCGATGGCACCGATCTTTCAATCACAGTAGGATCTAACGGTGATATTAATATCCCGGCAGACATTGGTCTAACCTTTGGCGATGACGGAGAGAAGATTGAGGGCGATGGAACAGACTTAACAATTTCTGCTTCTGCTCTAGCGAATATTGATGCTGGCACAGACATTGTTCTTGATGCTGGTGGTGGAGATATTTTCTTCAAAGATGACGGGACTACGTTTGGTAGTGCTACCAACACCAGTGGTGATCTAATCATCAAGTCAGGTACTACTACAGCTATGACGTTTAGTGGTGCGAATGTTACCTTTGCTGGCACAGTTACCATTGGTAGTGCTACTATCAGTGAAGCAGAACTAGAAATTCTAGATAGTGCTTCAGTAACAACTACTGAATTAAACTTAATCGATGGTGATACTGCACGAGGCACTACAGCAGTAGCAAGTGGCGACGGTATCTTAATCAACGATGCTGGCACCATGCGTATGACGAATGTGGATACGGTATCAACGTATTTTGCAAGTCATAATGTTGGTGGTAGTAACATTGTTACAACTGGCGCACTGGATAGTGGTTCAATAACTTCTGGTTTTGGAGCTATTGATAATGGTACATCTGGAATACGAACCGATACCTTTACCGCAGAAACTTCTATCGTACCTGATGCTTCCGATGGAGCAACCATAGGTTCAGCTTCGCTTGAGTGGTCGGATTTGTACCTTGCAGATGAAGCGGTTGTTTACTTTGGTGATGATCAAGAGATTAAACTTTCTCATGTACAGGATACGGGTCTTACTTTAAAGCACACTGCAACGGCAGACGATAAGCCTGTTTCGCTTACTCTACAAACGGGTGAGACAGATATTGCTGCTAATGATGTTATTGGTAAGCTCGACTTCCAAGCTCCTGATGAAGCTCAAGGCACAGATGCAATTCTGGTAGCCGCTGGTATTGAGGCTGTATCCGAAGGAGACTTTAGTTCTTCTAACAATGCAACGAAACTAAGCTTTAAGACTGCGGCTTCGGAAGCTGCTGCAGAAAAGATGTCACTATCATCGACAGGTAATCTTACCGTGTCTGGTGATCTTACGATCTCTGGTGATGATCTCTTTATGGGAACAAATACCAGTGGGCATATTCTAGTAGCCGATGGTACAAACTATAATCCTGTAGCTGTATCAGGGGATATTAGTCTTTCCAACACAGGTGCGGCAGCAATTGCTTCTGGTGTAATTGTTAATGCTGATGTTAATGCGTCGGCTGCAATTGCAGATAGTAAGCTTGATACGATTACCACGGCAAATAAAGTTGGTCTAGCTGCTCTTGATATTGATGGTGGAACAGACATTGGTGAAGCAATTGTAGATGCAGATTTATTTATTATTGATAATGGGGCAGGAGGAACCAATAGAAAGGTTGCTGCTTCTCGAATCAAAACATATGCTGCAGGTGGCGGAGCTTGGAACTTTATCTCAGAAGCAAACCTCTCAACGGGGGCTGCTGCTGGAATAGATTTTACTAGTGGTATTAGTTCTACTTATGATGTGTATATGTTCCATGTATTAGATGTCGTGCCAACGGATGATGTGAACGCCCTTCAATGTAGAGTCTTTACCGGTTCATCCGCCTTAGAAGATGATGCAGGCGATTATCGCTGGGTATCGTGGGCGAGATCCGTTTCAAGTACGACAGACGGGTCTGTTACAGTGTTTCGGGATCATTCGGCTGCGGAGTGGCAGTTGGTTAATGCAGTTAACCAAGGAAACGCTACGGGTGAAAATATGTCTGGAATCATTATGATCTACAATGCGAACAGCGCAGGGAAAACGTACATGAAGATGGATGGCTGGATGATCGATAACGACGGGACTCCGGTTCCATTTATGACTTATGGTGTTTTCGAGGGGACGGCTGCGGTCACAGGATTGCGGTTTTTTAGTCGAGATAGTAATACAGCATCGGGCACAGTACGAATGTACGGATTAGCTAAGTCATAGGAGGAGATACGAATGACAGTTTCATTAAGTGATGTTGCCACTACTGTAGTAGCTAATGCAAATGGTGGCACACGAGTTACCCTAAGCAATTCTCAAAAACAGCGAATTGTAAATCAAAGAAATGCTGCAATTAGCAATAGACCAGCAGAATTTTTAGCAAGATTACGACAAGAGCGGGATATACGACTTGCAGAATGCGACTGGACACAAGCTGCGGATGCCCCGGCTGGCACGGCTGCGAGATGGCAATCATACAGACAAGCCTTGCGTGATATGCCTGCTAATGAGTCTAATCCTCAAAATCCAACTTGGCCGTCAAAGCCAGAATAAAATTACATCGCACTTGGAGAACCTAATAAAAGGAAATTATTATGGAAGCCAACATAAAAGATGTTTTAGTTGTAGTAATGCAGCAAAGAAATGATGCACTAAATAAAGTAGCGGAGCTTACAGCACAAAATCTAGTAATGCAAAAGAAGTTAAAGACCCCTGAACCTTCAGAAAAGGCAGCGGAAGAGCCGGTAAAAACTGACTGGTAATTATTACCTCTGTTGCAGATAAATAAAAAGGAATTATTATGGCACTACCAAACAATGTTTTTACGGGATATAGTCCTACTCAGCTACGAAAACTAGCACAGAGCTACGGGTACAATGAAACTAACCTTGATAACTTTGGCAAGTTTTTAGAAGAGAATCCCTCAAGAGCAAAACAATATTTTGACCAACAAAATATGGACATGTTTGGTCCTGACAAAATGCGTCAGTTTCAACAGGGTGGGACTACTACTGAAGAGCCGCAGATTCCAAAAATTGCAGAACTGACTGCTCAAAGGGTTACACAACCTCAGTTACCCGTAGGTGGTGCTTTTCAAGCAGTAGCAACTCCTTTTCAACAGGCACAACTTATTGATCCTATAGTTGGGCAAGCAACTGCGGTGCAAATACCTCAAGCTACTCAAGTTGATCCTGCGGTAGCTGCTGCTCCAACACAGGCTGCGGTTCCAACTGTTACCGCTGCTGCTGCTGCTCCTGCTATACAGGCATTACCTGGAACAGCGCAAGCTCTTGAGGCTCCAACACAAACTGTAGAAGCTGCTCAACAGGCTGAATCTCAGTTAGCAAATTTGCAAGCTGCACAAGCCGCTCAAGCGGCACAGGTGCAAGCGCCTACTGCTCGAACACTACAAGCAGGGGAACAAATTGCTCTGCCTACAGGTCAAGCAGCACAGGCTGCAACATTTGTAGCTCCGACTGCAGTGACAGCAGCACCTACGGAAGCTGCTACGGTTCAAGGACAGCTTACGACATTATTGCAACAGTTTGAGGAGGGCGAAGTTCCAACATGGGCTAAGGGTGCGGTTCGTGCAGCCCAGCAAACTCTACTGACTAGAGGATTAGGTGCTAGTAGCATAGCAGGACAAGCAGTGGTTCAAGCAGCAATGGAAGCTTCTCTACCGATTGCTCAGATGGATGCTGCAACAGTTGCTAAATTTGAAGCTCAGAATCTAAGCAATCGACAGCAAACCGCTATGGAAGCGGCTAGGTATAGAGCAACCTTTCTGGGGCAAGAGTTCGACCAAGCTTTTCAAACTAGGGTTCAGAATGCTGCAAAAATTGCAGACATTGCTAATAGAAACTTTACTGCTGAACAAACGATTGCACTAGAAAACTCTAGACTTGTTCAAACAACAAATTTAGCAAATTTAAACAATAAACAGGCTTTGATCTTAGCACAAGCTAGTGCGTTAGCTAATTTAGATATTGCTAATTTAAATAATAGACAACAAGCTGCTACTCAAAATTCTCAGCAGTTCTTGCAACTTGATTTGCAGAATTTAAATAATGCCCAACAGAGTGCTGTTTTAAATTCTCAACAGCAAGTACAGGCATTGCTTACGGACACTGCTGCTGAAAATGTAGCTCGTCAAATAAATGCTAAAAGCCAAATGCAAGTAGATCAGTTTTATGATAATTTAATTTCAGATATAGCCCTACGAAATGCCAATGCTATAAATGCGGCTAATCAATTTAATGCTGGTGAAGTAAATGCTATACAAAAATTGAATGCTCAATTTGTAAATCAAATGCAACAGTCTAATGCAAGAAATCAAATACAAATCGCACAAAGTAATGCTTTATGGCGTAGAGAAATTGCAACGGCGGACACTGCTGCTGCTAATTTTCAAAACCAAACTAATGCACAAAATCTCGTAAACATGAGTGAGGTAGCGTACAATAATCTGCAACAAGAATATAGAGATGTAATGGAATGGGCGTGGACTAGTGGTGAAAATGCTCTTGAGCGATTTACGAAACTGGAAGAAGCGCAAATTCAGGCTTCAACAAGTTTAAATGTGGCAGAATATAATGCACGAAAAAATGCCGTCGCAGGACTTGGAGGCTTTTTTGGTAAGCTAGTTATGCCGATTGTATCTGGAATATTTGGTCTAGGGGATTAAAGGAGGAACAAAATACGATGACAATCAATGCAATTACAAGTGCTATTGCAAATTCTCTTGCAACGGCTGCGTTAAAAAGGCGCATGACACGACAAACGCAGCGCCCAAGTTTGCCTGGAATAATGGGAGGAAGCAGTCCTTTTACTAAAACTCCTAAGTTTGCAGCAGGTCCAGAAGCTACTCTAGCAGAGCGCACTAGAGAAATTTTAACGAAACTACGTACTGAACAAAGACAACCACCGGAGGAGACTGTTTAATATGGTAGACTACCTTTCTTCCCAACTGCAAGCACCAATTCCAGGTCAATCGTTGACCACAGAACTAGGAGCTAGACCGTGGGAAAAACCCGCAAGGTTTACACTTCCTGAAGAAGCGATGGGCTATTACTTAGACAGATTTGCTGATGCGAATAGAACAGCGGAAATGTTGGATATTCTTGAATCTGGTTTTCCTGTAACAAATTTAATAGACGGAATTACAATGTCAGGCGTCATGGAAGGACTTCATAGTATTGATGTCGGTATTATAATTGCGCCTGCTCTTTATGAGTTTATTACTACAATTGCAGACGAAGAAGAGGTTGAATATAAAACAGGACTTGAGCCGGATGAAACAGCAGATGATACACTTATTGCCAAAGCTATGGCTATGGATACATCAAAAGCTGACGAACTAGTGAAACAAGTACAAACAGAAGAAAATGAACGTGTTCAACAGGCAGTGTCAGGTCTAATGGCTCGTGAGACAGAGGCTCCAGAAGCTCTAGAAGCTCCAGAAACTGCAGAAGAGGAAATGCCAATATGAGTAATTTATTATTTTTTGGAAGTGGTGTAGCTAAGGGTGCTGGTGAATTTCTAGATGAAAAGAAGGCTGCCTACGAGAGACAGGTAGAATTTACAACTCGCAGTCTTAGGGAGGAACTTAAAGCAGCAAGGCTTGCTCGAAGAGCAAAAACAGATGCAGCAACACAAAGGTTAGAAGAGTTAGGATCTTTGGGGATTACGGGAGCCGCTGCTGAATCTATGTTGCGACTTAGTGGTCCTTTGTACCAAACGCACCTAACTAAATTTATGGAAATGGGGCCTGCTCCAGAGGGACTTAGTATAAGAGAACAACAAGAGCGGCTTGGGTTCCGTTTTGATCCATCAATGGCCGATCAAAAACCCTCCACTAACGAGGAGATACTAAATCGATATATAGGAGAGTTTCCTGCGGCTGCAATACGACCAAAGGACGAACCAGATTTTCGTAGTGGCATTGCACGAGCATTTGGCTTTGCTGATCCAGAAGATCAAGCTATGGAACAGGCAGCAGAGTCATTGGGCATATCGACTGATCAAGCGGCAGCTTTGTTAGATGATACTTTTGAAAGAGAAGCTTATAACCGTAGTGTAACACTAACACCAGTAAAAACTGAAATGCAGATTTTACAGGAACAAACTATTAGAGATCAAGCTGAGCTTACAAAACGGCAACGTGATGAGGCTATAAGACAAGCGGACTTCCTTAATGAGAAAATAGTAGAGCCTGTAGAGTTGCCTATGTTGGTTAGGGGTGAAGATGGTATATACAGACCAGACGTTAAAGTTTTTCCTGTAGGCACTACTCGAAGGGAATTACAGCAAGCTACAGATGACATGACATCTGCGCTAACGATGCAAAAAAATGTTTTCGATCTTTTTGCAAGTATGCAACCTCCAGATGTAGAAAAATTAAGCTCTACTGAAATTAATCTTTTTGACAGGCGATTTGGTAAGGATTTAGTTTTTAGTGGTATTTTTGGAGAGGATGGCTTTAAGATTAATGATTTGGGTATGCCAGTACAAGATAAGGCTAATCAAGTCGTTACGGAAATACTTAGCGACACACAAGCTGCTATGCTTTCTGCTGCTCAAAATATAATGAATAATCCTCGTGTCTTTGAAATTAGGGGCAGAGATGTAGTTAATGTAGGAAAGACTGTAGAAAACGCCCGGTTAACTATCGCTGGTCAAACTGCTCTTGAACGATTTAATCGTGACACATCGAGAGAAGAGGTACAAGCTTTAGTTGATGCAGGTACATTGGAAAATATTTTTGATCCATCAGTAACGGAGAATGCAATAATTTTTCCAAAACCGCTACAAGACTATATCATAAAGAGTTATACGCAGGAGGGCTTTTATAATGATGAACGTCAAAGGTACGAGCTTTTACTAGGACAACGGATTTCGGTTACTTCTGCAAGAACAATGGAAGCGCCACTACCACCCAGGGATGACGACCAACCACTAACCGCTCTACAAAAGGCCCAGCAATCTCTTAGCGGCACGGTGGCACGTTTAGAGAGGACAGATACTGATAAGTTTTTTGGTTCTTCAAATCAAGAGAACCGAAAAAGGGAGATAGCGGAGGCAGTAGGACAGCCAGATAGTGACTTCTTCATAAAAGATCCAGCATTACTAGAACAATTCCTAGATGTATTACAGGACTTGCCGAATGTAACCCCAGCAACACTTAGAATGGCAATCACAAATATTACTGCGCTAGAAGCACTACCAAAGCCGCCTGAGCCTGCGGAGGCACAAGTAGACCCTCCTAAGCCGCAGAAAATAGCACCCCCACAGGTTGACACTCGTGCAGGAGAGGTAGTCGCAAAAGGTCAGGCGGCTGTCGCAGAGGGTGCCAAGGCTTTTATTGCGGGCATATCAAGGAGTCCAGATCTGCAACGCAATCAACCTACCGACTTAGAAAATTTATACAATGCGGCAGAAACTCAAATGAAAGATCGACTTTCTGTAGTTTCTACGTTCGGTGCTATACCGGCTCGGAGAGGGCAGGAAGCAATACCAGGAACTACTCAGAGTCTGGAGGATTTTTTGAAAACTGCAAAACCAGACGTAGCTATAACTTACATTCGGAACCAGATAGTTAGTGCAGGAGGTACAGAAGCACAGATACCTAGGCAACGAGTAACACAAGATGCTCGAACCCGCCTGGCTAAAATGCTTTACCAACAGTATATTAATTCTGATTATGAAATTGCTTCGCCAAGCCAAGAGGGACTTGCGGGTGTCGGCATTGGCGGTTTGATGCTACCGCCTGCTAACTAGGTTAATTTTAATATGGCAAATACTAATCCTGAAGAAAAGTATTACAATAAGTTTGGTCCTGATTTAAATAGAGATTTCTTAGTTCGGGACCAATCTTTTTTAGCAGACGCTCGTAAATTCTTAGGCGAGCGTAAGGACTATTCTTTGCGTGAATTACGTGATCCCGAAGAAGTATATAAGCTTTTTATTCGTCACATGAGACATGCCAACTCTAATGAACTAGCTGCTGTAAATGATCTTAGGCACATAAATGATTTAGACGATACGGGTAAGGCTCAAGTAGGCAAACTATATTCTGTCTGGGATCGAATGCAAGGCAACAAAAGTGGTGTTTTATCTGCGGTTAGGGACTATGCTGGAGGTATCATTACCGCCCCGTCAACGTATTTGAGTGTGATTACTGCTGGTGCTGGTAAGCTTGTTGGGGCCACTGGTGCTGTAGCTGCTCGTATGGCTGCTAGAGAAGCAGCACTAGGCGCATTGAAAAAAACCATTGCGAATCAGCAACTAAATATTGCAAAAGCATTGCCTACAAATCTAGCGGCTCGTAGGGCATTAACTGGTGCGGCAGGAGCAGGTACCGTTGAAGGGGCTGTAGGTGCAACTATTGGAGGTGCTGGAGAAGCAGTAAGAACACGGGCAGATATAACAGGTGAACGAGAGTTTCGAGTGTCGCAACCCATACTCCACGGACTTTTAGGTGCTACTGGTGGGGCGGTACTTGGTGGAGCAGTTGGTGCTGTTACAGGCCGCCGTCAAATGGCTGCACTTGGTCTAATAGATGAAGCAAATCAAGCTCTAGCAGGTAAAGTTGCAGAGGCAGAAAAGAACGTAGCAAAAATAGTATATGGCTTTGGTGAAGAGGTACCAAAAAGTGACAAAGCTGTTCAAGAGGATAAAGCACTTTATCTTAATGTTTTTTCCTTTCTTAGACGCAATAAAGATCTAGAGCCTCTTGATCCCGCCGTCGTAGAACGTGGTCTGAAGGTTAGTAGGGATTTATTACGTGGAACGACGGATGAAATTCCACCAAAGGTTGCAGATGATTTTACGTTAATGATTGGTAATCGTACTCAAGAAGAAGCTGCTGATTCAATTCAGGGTAGACTTGCTGGGCTTGTGGTAGATGTTATACAACAGGCTAAGGCATATAAAATGCTAGATAAAGATACACTGTTAGATTTAAGTACAGACCCTCCTAAAAACATAAAAGACATAACAGACATTGAAGTAGAGAATTTACTTACCAAACGATTTTCAATGATAATGCATGAGCTACTTCAAAAATCCACTAAGGACCAAAAACAGAATTTTGTAGGGGATTTATTAGACAAGTATAATCTTACACTTGGACAATTAACCGATATGTATGTTGCAGATTTGTCCTATGCTGGTACGCTTTTAGGTGGTCAAAGTGCAATAGCAAGATCAGTTATGCGTAAATTTGCAGAATCAGTAAGAGGAATCCAAGATGTTCCAGTTCCTGTAACAAGAAGAGACGAGACAGGAAAAGAAATTACAGAGCAAATGCAAATAACTTTTACGGAAGAAGGTGAAGCTTTTCTCAATGCAATGGAAAAGGGGCAAGACACTTTATTATCGTATTTGACAAGTCGGCAGCCTATACAAAAAGCCGGAGGCGTAATTGCAGAATTTGATAGGTTTACAAAAGGATTTATGACTGTACAGCTTGCAACAACTGCAAGAAATACTGCTAATGCTACGATACGTGCGCCGCTATACATGCTCACGAATCTTTTACAAGGAAGCTTTGAATATGTTACTGCAGCAGCACGACGAACGCAAGGGGATGCTGGCCGTCTTGAATTAAAGGCAGTAGACATGAGAAAAGCGTTATCTCGTATGGCTTCACCTGTCATGTTTTTAAAACATATGCTTGATCCACAAACAGCAAAATCAATGTTTCGCTTTTTCTCACGAGCATTTCCTCGAGAGTATGGTTATTTTATTCGTCAACTTGCGGATATTGAAGGAGGGCAAAGTGATAGATTACCTACCCGATTTGCTAGAAAGATGAATGCCCTTAATACTTTTATTGATAATGCCTTTAAACGTGCAATTTATGTAACGGAATTGGGACAACGAGTGGGTCATCAACGTCTTATTCAACTCTCCAGAGAGGGTCGCTTTAATGAAATTTCTTTTACGGACCATCTAGGTGCAACGAATGCTGGGTTAGATTTTACATATCAAACACGATTTACTGGGCCAGGAAAAACAGAACGCTTAGTAACTTTTGAGGAGGTGGATGGTAAGACAGTCACACGAGTTCTACCAAAAACGATTGATGCAAACACCATAGGTGATACGTTTGTTAAAGTCTTTTCTGTTCCTATACTTGGTTCTGGTTTTATTCCCTATCCTCGATTTGTAGCAAGTTTTTTAAAGCACACTTTTGAGTATGCTCCATTTGTTGGTATGATACCATTGGAAAAATTTGGGTATCGTAGGGCTGTGCCTAAACTAAGTAAAGAATTACGGGAAAAAATAGATGCACAAGACCTTGTTAAAATCGTTGACGACAATCCAACGGGAGATGATGCCCGTAGTATTCTTGCTGAGTATAAAGGGGGGCTAGATGGACAAGAATGGGCTAAACAGAAAGCTCTAGCAAAGCGTCCACTCACGAATACTGAAAAGAGAGTCTGGGAAAGTTATCAAAGAGTTGGAGGAGATAAGGCTAAACAATTAGGATTTATTCTACCCGGACGAACACCTCATAAAATAGCAGCCCAACAAATCAGTGGCATGGCTTTGCTTTATGGGGCTATTCAATTGAGAGCAGCACAAGGACCAGAAGCTGAGTGGTATGAAATGCATAAATTACCAGCAGTCGGAGATGTTGCTAGAGGAATGTACGCTGATGCACGAGCATTTTATGGTGTGTACGCTCCGCAGATGCTCTTTGCAGATGTTCTTTTAAGGTCAACAAATTTTCTTGCAGGCAATGATCCAGAAACAATAAAAAATTGGGTAGTAGTCGATGAGAAAGATAGGAAAAATTTTCAAAATTCAGCTAGAGAAAGCCTAGCAGCAGTTGCTCTTAGGGGAGATAAAACCGACGACTATCTAGAAGTAGCCTTTGGTCAAGCGTTTAAGACAGGGCAAGGATTAGCTTGGGCCGATAGTATTTCAAGATTATTTCAAGAAAACCCTGACATGGCAGATGAAAAGGTTAGAAACATACTTGCCGATAGCATTGGTGATGCACTATTTGCGTATACGGCAAGGGCCACGGTTCCATTTGGTATGGTAAAAGATGTTCTCGGCAATGTTGATCCAGTTTGGATAGATATTCCAGATGATGCTGATGTCAACCCCTTTATGATGGGAGCATATGGCGATGCTAAGAGACGCTATTTGGGTGTTATGACTAGAGCATTTCCTAAGAAAAATATTCTTTCTGATCCCGAAACTGGAGAAGAACGGCGAGCGTTATTTGGATTACCCTTTATGGCACTACCAAAGGGTTTTGAACGTGGTGCTGTTTCACCGGAAACAACTCGTCTACTAAGATCAGAGGGGGGTATTCAAAAACAAATCTTTGGTATTGGATCAGGACGATATAAGAATGATCTTCAAAAAGAATTTTCAAGATTGAATATGCGATCTCCTTGGGCACTCTTTAAACGCTATGATAATACCATACTAGATCGAGTAGCAAAAAAGTACACTGCTCCACATGTTGAGCAAGAAATCATAGATATAATTCGTAGTCCTCAGTATAAAGCTGACAACATCCAAGGGCAAAGATTACGGTTGAGAAATGCTCTTGCACAAATTCGAGAAGGATTAGACGATAGAATAGAACGACTAATTGGTGCAACAGCAACTTTTCAACCTGAAGACCCTGATATTATAGCCATTAAAAATGATCCCGATGGGGGGCGTTTAAAGCACCTACAACTTGTGAATGACTTTCACGAAGTAAAGTTTCAACGCACTGGTAATATCCAGTTACGGGCCGCAGTTAGAAGGGGTATCAAAGAAGGTAAGTATCCAGAGTTTGTGAAAGCAGGCTTTCCAGCGGGCACTATTTTAAGTGAAGTCACAGCAATGGCTAAAAGGGAAGATGGGAGTCCAAAGTATACGCCTAAGCAAATTGCATTAGTCTATACGCTAGCTAGACAAGCAATACAGCAGGAACGAGAGAGAACTCGCATTGAACTGGATCTAAATTAGGTACATAGTATGGAGTTAATTGCAACCCTCTTAGGTGGATCTTTACTGGGCTTTGTAACAACTTTACTGGGCCAGTTTGCAAAGGCGAAAGCCAAGCAACAAGAAATGATGTTGCAGGCCATGAACCAAAAGGCAAAGATTGTAGACCAAGCTAGACAGCACGGTTTGAAAGACAAAAACTTTGCATGGACACGGCGAGTGATTGCATTGATTTGTGTAATTACAATTGTGTGTGTTCCCTTTGCGGCTCCCTTCTTAGGTATACCAATTCTTGTAAGTGAAACACAGGAAGGTGGATTCTCGATTCCCTTTATTTGGGAGTCAACAACAAAAATAGTGTGGACAGAAGTACAGGGCATACCACTTGCACCGATGTATCTTCATACACTAGCAGCCATAGTGAGTTTTTACTTTGGCTCAAGTGCCGCAAGATAACCATATGAGAGAATAGAATGGCTAGAACAAAATCTAACATGACAGGTTTAACCATAAAAGGTGGAGATAAACGCCCAACCAAATCTGGTGCAGGTATGACTGCTAAAGGAGTAAGAAAATATCGTCAACAAAATCCCGGTAGTAAGTTAAAGACTGCTGTTACAGAAAAAAACCCTCGCACTAAGTCAAGGGCTGCTAGACGGAAGAGTTATTGTGCTCGGTCTGCTGGACAAATGAAGAAGTTTCCTAAAGCAGCTAAGAACCCTAACAGCAGACTTCGCCAAGCTCGTAAAAGATGGAGGTGCAAATAATGGCAAAAGCTAAGAGTAGAGTAAACCAAGCGGGAAACTATACTAAACCTACTATGAGAAAAAATCTGTTTTCAAAAATTAAAGCCGGGTCCAAGGGAGGTAATCCAGGGCAATGGTCGGCACGAAAAGCCCAGTTGCTTGCGACTCAGTATAAAAAGGCTGGAGGAGGATACAGAAACTAGATGGCATACGGTGATAAATTGCTCGATCATTACGAGAATCCAAGAAACATCGGATCGATGGATAAGGATTCAGCAAATGTCGGAACCGGCCTAGTTGGAGCACCGGCCTGTGGTGACGTGATGAAGCTACAAATTCGAGTGAGTAACGATGGAGTAATTGAGGATGCCAAGTTCAAGACCTTTGGGTGTGGCTCCGCAATCGCTTCATCTAGCCTAGTGACTGAGTGGGTAAAGGGCAAATCTCTGGAGGAGGCTGGTACAATAAAAAATACTCAAATAGCACAGCACCTTGCTTTACCACCAGTCAAAATTCATTGCTCTGTTTTAGCAGAGGACGCAATCAAAGCAGCGATAGCGGATTATTTAAATGGCCCTTAAAAAACCACAACAGTCTCTAAAGAAATGGACACAGCAAAAATGGCGAACGAAGTCAGGCAAGCCTTCCAAACAAACCGGAGAGCGTTACCTGCCAACGAAAGCCATTAAAGCCTTGTCTTCTCAAGAGTATGCCGCAACTACTAAGGCTAAACGAAAAGGTAAACAAGCAGGTAAGCAGTTTGTCAAACAGCCAAAGAGCATTGCGGCAAAAACCAAGCGGTTTAGAACTTAATTACTTTGATGAACCTCTATAAGAACTCCGTCTATAACCCTTAGATTTACAGTACCAGTGTAGGGAGTGGTAATGGGGTTAGAAAATATTTTGTAATACAGGCCATCTGATCGTAACTCTAGATCGGTAAACATGGTTAGGTGAGACGGGTCCATGACTTCCGTGTGTGAAACTACGTTATGCACACAGTCATTTTCTTCCCATAGGGAATGGACAAGCGTCGATATGGCCGCTACTCCTATTACTATTACACCCACCATTGCAATATCTTTAATTTTCATTGAAGTCACTCCTACCTTTTAAATTGTGCTTGTAAATAATCTAGTAGCCATTTGTTGTCTCGAAAGACTTGTGAAAGATAGTTTGCAGCATTGTAAATAAACTTTTCTTCTGTCTCTTCCTCTGCTAGCACACCCCCTTTCTGCGTTTCTCCAATGTCGTTCACGATAACGTGAAGTAGTTCATGTAAAACAGTATTGACTTCATCGAGAGGCTGTTGCTGGGCTTGTATCTCAATTCTATTTTGCTTCGGTAAAAACTGGCCGTAGTCACTAGACCCAATATTCTCATTTATAAAATCAGGCTTAATAACACGGATAGAAATATCTCGATACCCAACTTTAAGCGTTCGATTATGTAACCTAATCTTTTTTGCAACGGAAGGCTTCTGGCCTTCTTTTTTTGTGACAAAATCTAATGCCTCTTGTTCGAGTTTACTTATCATTTATCTTATCCAAGTTCTCAAAGTATGCCTTGTTAAATCCTCTATCCCACTCCTTGTAGAAGGAGGAACCAATCTTGTACGGATTAATGATCCTTCCAGTGTGAAATGCCCGATACCCCTTTTCCATTTGAATACGCAATGGAGGGTGCCGTTCTTTGATTTTCATTTGCTTACTCCTCATTACTGAGTGGCTGCTATTGGTGTAGGAAAATCTACAATCTCACAACTATTCGCTGTGCAAGCAAATTCTTGTGAGCCAGTTGTTCTATCCTCCTGTTCGTAAGTGGCAAACAATTCCCAGTGTACTTCCTTTGGCATTGAAAGTAAAGCCTCATGCCATTTTGCTTTTGATACATCCTGGTAAGGAGCTTGCTTATAGATGTGCTCAGTCATTGGTAGAAAACTAATGCCAGACATTGAATCAAAGTTTTCGTAGACAAAGTTTGCAATCTGCAACCATTCATTTTCTTTGACACTGATGGTGATAGAGGGCTTATGCTCACACCAATTGTCTGCGTATATTTTCCACAGATTTAGATGCTCTAGTGCAGTAATGTCTTTGCGAGTTATTGCCCCTTCGGGAGCAGCGATAGGAAAAGAAAAGACTACGGTGCTACCAGGCTTTTCTACTGCATCCTCATGGGGAAATCCTTGGTCAATTAAAAACTGGGTCAGTGGGTCTTTCTTATCGGCACGAATGGTCCGAATGTAGTATTGATTGTGGCGAGGGTGTATGCCACTAGAAGCATCTACAAGTTGGCTGACGGTACCTGAAGGCTTAACACAAGTGATAGCAGCGGACGGCTCAATGTCCAGTTTCTTTGCCCATTCCTCATTGACCGCAACGGCATGTAGTCGTAGCTCAGTTAATATAGCTGCAAGATCATCGTCCGTCTTATTGGACATTAGCTCGTTGTCCATAATGCCGGTTAGGCTAACCCCCAGTAGACGTTCTTCTTCTGTGTTTCTACGCCAATGCCGACTCAATCCCTTGAAGTCAGTAAAGCAAGACTGAATCGTACCTAAGATAGTGGCAAACTCAATCTTCTTTTTCAGAGTATCAATGGTGTCAGACGCACGAACGACTACCTCACTGAGATTACAAAACTGCTTTGGGCGTAGAATGATTTCACTACACGGGTTAGTTCCATAATCAATGTGTGGATCTCTGCGATCATAGCGAGCCGCTTGAGCTTGTGCAGACTTACGGTTAAAGATACCCCGTTCTCCAGACTTACTATCGTACAGAGCTAGAAACTCCCGCATAAATGTTCCAATGTCAGGCTTCTCAGTGAAGCAGACACTATTGTTAGCGAGCGCTCGTTGCGGCTCTGTCTCCCACCAGGAACCAGACTTTGCATGACGCATACGATCATCCGATAGATTAGACAAACTAATGAGTGCGCTTCTACGCACACCACCTACCACCACTACATCAGCTACTTTGCAGATAATATCGTGGCACTCTATCGAGCATAGCTTACGACCGGCAGCCTTTCTAAATGCATTGACAGTAAATACAAATAGCTCATGTAGTGGGTCAGGTCCAGAAGCCCTGCCACCAAATGTATTTAACTTGGCTCCTGCTGGACGTACCCGTGACATATCCCATTGAGGGACCATTCCAGCGTACAATAGGTTAATCAGTTCCTTGTAGCTCTTGTACCAGCCTTCTTTACTATCTTGAACAATGATTGTGGTTTCACTCTCTTCAAAAATATCAGGTATCTTAGGGAGTTCATTTGTGTACTGGCGTTCCACGCTAAAGCCTACACCTGTACCGTGCATCAGAATATAAAGGCATTCATCGAAAGCTCTGGGGCTGTCAATCGGAAGATAGGCACAATTGTAAGCAGCTATGTGATTGCGTTCCAGTGCGGGGCCAGCCGTCATCATTGCTCGCATACTAGGCATAACATTTAATGTGCGAATAGCCGTATACAACTCAGGATAGACTTCCGGGCTAATGGACACACCATGCTTCTCTGTAATAAACTTCTGATAGAAGCTCAACAGGCGATCAGCCGTTTCATCCCAAGTTTCACGTCGTCCTTCTTCATCCAGCCATCTAGCGTATCGAGATACCGCTATAATATTCTGATAGTCACTCATTTGTTCACTCATTTAGTTGTCCTCCGGTACATTTTATCTTTAAATTCACAAGCGTCGTTCCCATGAGGTGCTGAACTAATTCTTCAAACATATCAGTCAGTTCCTCTGTGGGATCACCGTCTATAGGCATCATAAACTCTTCGGGGTCTAGCTCCAAAGTTATGGAAATTCTAGCTTTTGTCTTGCCTAATATCATTTACTACTCTTTCTAAATACCACTGGGCTTTTCTAAGATCCTCTAAGCCGTTCTTATATCGTTCTCTCCATGTATACTTTAAGACGTTTCCCTTACAGTATCCACGAAATTCGTCATCTGTCAATGCTGCTCGAATAGCGTCAATACATTCTACTCCATGTTTGTTATAGTGCTTGGGGTGATTGACCATATCTATCCTCTCTTCCAGGGTAGGTAAGAAGTATTGTTCTGGGTCTTTCTCCTGTTGGGCAACTTGAGCAGCGATGGTACCTATATCTGCTGCACGAGTTTTTGTATCTCGTACCTTTTTCTCAAGGTCTGTCCACTTGTTGTTGGGAGCCTTTGTCTCTTTGCCTTCTACATAATGGGGCATTACGCATTTCCTTTCGTGTCACTGGCTAAGGTTAAAATATTGTCTGCGTACCCTGTAAAGGATTCTGGAACAGGAGTAATGAGGTGCCTTTGAGCATAAACTTGAATAATCTCACGCAAAAAACTATTTTCTTCCATTGCTGGAATAGATGCTGCTGCACAGTTACACAAGGTAATCATGGCCGTAAATTCCTCCTCCGATAGAGAAGAGCTATCTTCGTCCGCAACAATGCCTACTTGTACTTCACCTGCCCAGTATTGTAGAGGGTGCGGCTCTTCGTCTATGCCGTTCGTGCTTTCTGGTTTGGTATCTTCAAGAACAGGTCTTATAATCAGAAGAAAATCATTTGCTTTTAAATGCTTTTGAATGCTCATACTCGGTCCTCACTTTCTAAGTTTGCTTCGATCAATGTAGGCGGCATAGAAATTAATGTTTCCCTAAGCCATTTTTGTGGAATAACTCTATCACAATATACTATACCGTGTTTCTTACACCATGTCGCATACGAAGTGGCCGACCCTTTTCTCAGTTTTCTACTGCTATTTTCAAAGACCAATCTAATATCCAAGTCAGGATGTTGGTGCTTAATCTCTAAATGTTTACGCCGGTCTGCTGTAGAAAAGAAACCCTTAACCTCTATGATTAAACCATTGTCTAGTACAAAGTCTGGTGTGTAAGAGCGAATGGCAAAATCAATCCACTTAATCTTGATCGTCTCGTACCGTAGGGCGTGTTTAGCTTTTGTAATTTGTTTAGCTATAACAGTTTCCAGGTTTGAGCGATACCCCTTTTTTCTAGCCCTACGATATGCTTTTGAGTCATATCGCATATTTAAATATCGAGTAAGGTAGCATGTTCAACAGGAATGTGAAAAAACTCCTCACCTTTCGGTACATAGCGGTTGGATACTTCCTTGACCGTGGCAATGGTAGATAAAGTTGTCGCTGGAATTTTCCATACTTGTTTACAATCTGCCCTTAGAACATAGAAGGTAAGGTTGCTATTGCCCAATAACTTCTTCTTTCGATACGGTATTCTAATTTCCAGCCAGTCACGAGGCCAATCGTACTTCCATGAGAATTTTATTTCCACTTCAGCGTTGTGTATTTCACCATCTTTTTCTGTGATAATATCACATCTGTACTTTTCTTGTGTGGAAGTGATCGTGTGACCGTCTTCAATTAACAAAGCACTAATAACTTCCTTCGCCTTGGTATCTGATAGATCGTATAACGTCTGGTCAAATCTTTTCTTTACCATGTACTTACCCACCCTCCTAAAAAGATAGGGGGCGAATAACCACCCCCTGTCTCAGTGAACTATGTGCTACTTGTCGATGTAAAATACAACAGGCTTATCCTTAGCCCGACTTACCCGTGAAGGCTCTTCACTCAACTTCTCACCCCAGCAGGCATACTTAAAATCGCAGAATTTGCATTCTGTATCCAGTATGTAGTTGCCTGTGTGTACGCCACGAAACATTTCTTTGATAGGCTTAAAGCATCGAGCAAAGGCATTGTCTTTTAGCTTGGTTACAGTATTCGCTAGTTTAGTCGTTACCTCCTTTGGGTCACTTGCGTATGCTATATACTTAAACTCGCCACTGGAATGGTTGATTACCCACCAGCCTCCGGGTTCTACACCCTTTGCCTGAGCGTAGGTTTGCAATTGTCCAACATAACCAAAACTATCATGCTTTTCAATGTGCTTTCCATCAAGCCATTTGTTGCGGTAACTCCAGGGAGAAGCAGATTTAATATCATCAACTTTATTGTCGAGTATTAAATCATACTCCCCTGAAATAACTTCACCACCGATCTCTGTCTCGACTTTCTCAGGCTCTTCAAATTTGGCTCCTGCCTCTTTCAATAAACCCTTAAAGACGGCCTCTGTAATATCCCCAATCATCATTCGCAATAGAAAATGCGATGCTGGAGGAGTTGCAGCTTCAGGCTTGTTCTTCTGAAACCACAGTTGACAGAGGGATCGGCCAATATTGCTTGCTCGTAATTTAAAGTCTCTCGTGTTCTTGGTCTGGAACTGTCGTCGTACTGCCGCCTCTACATGTTTGACAATACCTTTGATCGTATCGTCTGACATGCCTGCTTTGCCCTTTCGCACGTCTGAAAGGTAGGCATGAACGAGGAGTTCTGCACGATGCTCCATGCTAAGTTACTCGTCTACCGTAATAAAAGAGTCAACGACTTCGGCAGTAAACGGATCAAGCTCTTCGCCTGGAGACTTTTTGTTGTAGGCTTTCATAATGAAATTGTTGTAGTTCGTAATCCATGTCTGAAAATTGGCTAGTGTCTCACTGTCTTGAGGCTGTGTAATGTCCAGTTCAGTAGTTAAATCTACGACTGGGACTGGCATATACAGCATATTGCCATTTGCCATAGGAGAACCTGCCGTTGACAATGTGATGTTGTGTTGTGGAAACAGTCGCCCTGCTGTGCTGTACTTCTGCAAGGTTTCTCCCATAATCTTAAACGCATTGTTGTTTTCTATTTCCCACACCACCGGAATAGGATCACCTCCAGTGTCAATAGAGTTACCGTTTTCATCTACAGGATCATTTAACGTGACCGTACCAAAAATTGCTCGCACTCTCTTTACAGAGGTAATGAGCTTTCGTGTTTCCTCTGGTAGAGCTTGCCAATCCTTGATGTAGCCAGAGGGCCGACCACAATTAAAGCCACCATCTTCGTCCATTAAATCAGAAGAGGTAAATGCCTTGTAGTCACCTGTAAAGACTGACTTTAGATACCGACCCTTTTTGCCATTTGCACGAGACTCTGCTTGAGAATATGGAAGCCACCGATTAAAGCGAAAGCGTTGCATGTACGGACGAAGAGTTACTGTCTCTGCGTAGGCAAACTTATTCCCATCATCAAATCGGTAAGTTCCACCTGGAACAACTTCCATGTTTCGTTTCTTACCGTCTTGATCTACTGTACCCATGATCGCTTGGTTCCAAATTTTCATGCGGCATAGAGTGTCAACCGACTTAGGAGCGGCACCCTGAATACCCATGACTTCGGCCATGAGATTGTAGTTTTTTGTGTCAATTGTAGCGATTTGATTGTCCATATTGGCTCCTTTCATAAAACCATCCCATTATATCTGATTCACATTTTAAGTCAAGGGTATTATGTGACATTCATCCAATTAGTTCCTGACTTGCAATCTAAGACTAGTGGCACATCAAAGTCAACCTCAAATTTCTGTAAGAAAACGTCCCTAAGTTGCTGTTCTGCATTGGTAATTGTATCTTTCACTCGTTCCTCCTCGTCTGGATATGTGTCAATAACAATGCTATCGTGAACACTGTTCACAATCACACTTTGTAAATTATTCCTTCGCATATTTTGCTCAACCAAGAGTAGAGTAAGCTGCACAATGTCCGTGGACAGAGATTGCACAGGATAGTTTTTCACAGCGGTAAAATGTGTTATTCCTCCCTGTGGTCTACGCTTGGCATCAGGAAAAGCAAATTGACGACCAGTTGGTGTAGTAACTTTTCCAGTTGCCATTACTTCATCCGCTAACTCCATATGCCAGGCTGCAATTCCTTCGTACTTGCTGGTGAATTGCTGGTAGTAAGAAGCCTCTGCCTGTGTTCTACCATATCCGGTGGCACCAAACAGTGGAGCAAAGGTATGGGCTTTTGCTTCTTGCCGTGTAGTCTTTTGGCCTGCCTTGGTAATAACCTCGGCAGTATAACTATGAACATCAAACCCTGTTTCTATTTCAGTCTTGGCAAGAGTATCGTTGCCTAGAAATGCTGCTGCACGAAACTCAAGCTGGGCAAAGTCTGCCTCAACGATTGTTCCATTCGTCCAACGGGACTTAAATACCTTCTTGATGGGGAATGTATTGCCCCTTGGCATGTTCTGTAAATTAGGAGAGTCAGAAGCAAGTCTACCTGTAGTGGTACGATGTTGAGCTAGGCGAACATGTAGTCTGTTATCAGGCTTTGTGTAAGTCTCAATGCCCTCGACAAAGGAAGATAGATAGGTATCCAACGCAGACAAACGTCGAATGTTGTGCAAGAATTGTCTGGCTTCTTCCATCTCTCGTCTGCGAGCTACAGCCTCTAGCAACTCCAAGTTCACCTTGTTTGTACTGAACCCGTGGTTTGCAATCCAGCTTGCAGAGGGAGCAGAAAACTTTAAGCCTGCAATACGTTTCTGTGGAAGATACACAATGCCTTTGTGATTACACGTTCTACAGATGCGTTTCGCTTTTCCAACTGTTCCATCCTTTTTTACATATAGATTGTAGCCCTTTCCCTGGCAGTCCGCACAAGACACGGCGGTAGTTTTATATATCACGGAGGAATGATCATTGACCGCCACATCAAAGGCAGCCTTTTTCATGTACTTAGTAAAGTTGCCTGCCCATGTTGATTTATCATTTGGGCTTCGACTATAGATCAGTGCACTTAACTGCTCTGGTGAGGACAAGTTGATCGGAGTATCGCCCATTAAATCATGGGCCTGATGCTCTAATGACTTGACCAAATCCTGTCTTTCCTTTTCAAACTCTTCCTTAACCTGGCGTAATGCATCCTTGTCAACAGAGAAACCTCGGTAGTAGATAGTGGCAAGTAAAACACATAGTGTGTTGGTATGGTCTATGATCTGTTGCAAACTAGCAAAGTCACTGGAATACATTTTCTTACGCAGTGCTTTTGCCAACTCTTGCGTTGCCCTAACGTCTGCTAGACAATACTTTTCTAATTCATCCTTATCGATTTGATCTACCGGAACACCCTTACCTAGATGTTCCTTTAATGTTCCCATCTTTTGGTTGTCTAATTGCCAGCGTTCCGCTACAGCATCAAGTGATAGCGGCGACTTCAATCCTCGCTGAAACAGATACTCAACCAGCATGGTATCGAATACAGGACCATTGTAGGTAAACCCTGTGTCCCAGAGCCAGATCAACTCATGTTGGGCATTGTGACAAACGAGAACGGTAGTTTGATCCAATTGCTCCTGCAATAGTCGCTTGGCTTCTGAGGTGTCATTGATTTCCATGTCTGCATGATGAAACCAAAACGAAGATTCCGTACCATCATCCTGCTTTGTGCAAGCCAATACTAACTTATTGCCAGCGGTAAATGGATCAAGTAACAGTTTTCCTGTCTCTGTTCTGGCTGTAGTGTTTTCTAAATCCAGTGTAGTAATCATTTTTCTATGCCTTAAATGTGGCTGTAAGGGGATCGAACATCGTTACTACTCTACCATGCTTGCCTGTCAATTTATTCTTAATCACAAGCCAGTGTCTCTCAGGACTTTCCTCCTCTTGTTGGCCCTCAACCATAGGCGTCTTGGTCAGGCAGAATAGAACGTCAGCTTCACTAGCCTTACCTGTGCGACTACCTTCAAGCATACTCATGTCCACAAATACTTTACCCTCTGCTTCTGCTGAGAGTTGGCTCATGGCGAAGATCGCACACTGGTATTGCTTCGCTAGTATTCTAAATCGAATGTAGGTTGCCTTCAATTGCTCATGCTGGGCAGTGTACTTTCCTTCGGGTAGAAACTTATCGGCCATGTCTGCAATCACAATGTCAGGCTCGTATGCCTTGATTGCTCGCTCAACTCGGTCCAAGTCCCAACCCGTAGCATCGGTAATGTTCAACCGTTCTTTAATCGGATTGAAAAGAGCTTCCGCTTTCTGTCGGTTCTTAACAATCTCTCCGATCTTCATGTTACAGGCAGCCGTGAGGTACCGTGCCGATACTCGATTTGGCATCTCCTCATTTACCAAGACCATAATCTTTGCGCCTTGATGGGCAAACCCATTCTCACCTGCACATAGATAGGCATGGCTAGAAGTCTTACCCGTGTTGGGTCTTGCTGCACCGATAATGATCTGGCCTGCATTTACGCCTGGAACAAGCTGTGCCACACTTGGAATATTCAATTTCCATTGGCAGTCTTGTTCGTTCTGTGACAGCAACGAATCTATGTCCATCTTCTGAAACGAGACTTTTAATGCTGGCATGAAGTTTTCTTCTCTGCGGTCTATAAAATCTAGAACCTTGTGCAAAGAAGTAATCTCACCATTAGACATCTTAAATGCAATGTCCATTAGCTCATTGGCAGCATCTTCTCGATTGAGTTCTCTCAGTACATCTTGTGCAACTTCCTCATTCAGTGGAGTACAGTTTGCTAGTTTACTAAAGATACTCCGATACACTTCTCGTTGTGCTGTTGTAAGGGTTGGATTTGCCGCCCAGAACAAAGCCTCTACATCAGAGAGGCTAATATCTGTTTCATAATCTACCATAGCCTTGTCGATGGTAGCCTTAACAGACCGGGTTTCTTTACTGCGGAATATCTTTTCTCTTACGAGGCTCTTATTTGCTTTGTAAAACTCTCGAACCGTTAAAGTTCGTAGTAGTGCGTACTCCATTCTATATCTCCGCCATCAATTAGGTTCAGTAAATTCAGCAATCTTGTCCCTCATAAGTACCATATCATTCTTTCGTCTATATTTCAAGTCATCCTCTAATCTAGCAGCAAAGACCTTGTTCTGTGTGTGGCCTCTGGATAGTAACTGGCCTCGTAGTTCCTGAGTAATTTCTAACGTCTTTTTGGCAGCGTCAGGATCAAGAGCTACAATTACCGCTGTATAGCCCTGTAGTTGCTCTACATGGCTTGGAAGTAAAGAGGTACCCAGGAGGGCCATTCCTGTGCAATTGGCGTCTGTTGACCCTGCTACGGCCGCTGAGATGGCATCCTCGACGACAACTGCAACTGTCCCTTCTCCGTAGGTATATGCATAGCCAGATGAGCCATATCTCTTCCACTTTGGTAGCCTCTCAGGTGAGGTGGATCTACCTGTCGCATCTACAATCTCTCCACCATGATAGATGGGAAATACAATGCGAGATTCTGTGAGGTCATAGTAAATATCCCTCTCTGAAATTGGGTAGTCATAGATACTCAGCCATTCTCTAATTTGCGAATGTCCCATAACGACATGTCGGGGTAGTGCAAACGGTTCTTGGCTCTCGTGAGTGCTAGAACGAACATGGCCGGACAGGTCACTTACTCGTATGCTACTTGTCTTGCGTCCTGAGAACTTACATCCAGCCTTGTAGCAGTTGAAAAGAGTGCCTTCAATGGTTCGAGTAACAGTAAACGTGTTATCTCCACCGCAAGCAGGGCAATCTCCTCTGTGATGGCCTCCAATCTTTAAGTCAAGCTGTAAAATTCTATCCGCTACGTTCATTTTGACTCCTTAACCAGTGAAATAGGGTCAAAGTTTCGCTTTGCTGCTGCATTTCTAGCTTGATTGGTGTTGATGAGGATGTAGGGAGCTAAACTTTCTCTATTTTTGTGCCCACTGTAAGACATAATCTCTGTCTCGGTACAACCTCTATCGGCAAGATCACTCAACACCGTGCGCCGAATGTCTCGCAATTGCAATTCTCTTGGTAAGTTCGTTGCGTTCATAATTTGTCGAAACACTCTGGCTATATTGTTTTCACTGTAGGGTTTAAGCCTAATTGGATGTGGTACAACCCAATCTTGAAATGAATAGTCTTGTTTTTGCTCCTCCAACATTTGCACAAGATCATCGGATATAGGTATTCCGGCAATTCTCTCTTTGGTCTTTTGAATTACCTCTCGTGTATACAATTTTTCCTTTAGATCATAGTTGATCCAGGTAGACAAGCGAATATCCTCAACACGTTGCCCCAGTTCCACATTAATTCGCACTAGCAAGCCAATATTACGCCATTTGGGTACACTAAATGCCGTTGTTAGAAATTCTCCAAACTGTTCTAGTGTCCAAACTTTGTTTCGGGGTGCGTCTTTAGCTCGCTCGACAAACTGCCAGGGATTTCTGCCCTCTAGCATATCGTACTTGAGCAAGACATTCCAGGCTCGCACTATAATTTGCAAAGTGTAATTAGCAAAGCGTATGCCGTCGCCGGACTGCACACTTTCTAGTATCTTCCAATAAATTTCTTGGCACTTGGCTACTGTTAGCTTGGCAAGCGGTACGTCTCCAACGTATCCATCGTCAATTTTTAGTTCGCATACTCTATTCTGTTGGTAAACGTATTGTTGTCTTGTTTTCTGGCTTGTGATTTTTTTCTGAAACTCAGGCGTCGTTTGATACAGTTCAAATGCGCCGCTTATAGTTTCGCTTGGCAGTTTCATCGGGATCGTTCCTTTGTAAGTATTGTTCGTGCTTTTCTTTCATCGTGTTCCATTTGGCAAGGGGCAACCTACCTCTCATACGACCTGTAGTATCCGCCGGATCACCAATATGCTTCGTAAATTTAGCCCATTTTCTCCCTTCTTTTACATAAAATGATCTATGGCCGCTTCCAAACCTCGGTAGTTCATTTGTAAGATACATTTCATAGCGTTTGCCGTACTGTTCTTCCTTAATCTTTCTCCACCTGGCGTACTGTTCTGCGGGAGTCTCGTCACTCTCACTCATTTTCCAGAACTCTCAGTAAATGCATTATGTGTCAGGGGCACCCAAAGTTTCAAGGTTTTCTCCATTGCTTCAGCGTACACTCGAATCTCGTACTGAGCATGAGGATCGGATCGTTGAGTAATAAACCTTAGCAAGTTGTGCAAATTTGTTTTCCAATACCATTGAGTATAAAAGTTAAGAGACAGGTTCATTCTTGCTAGTTCACGGGCTAACTTTCCCTCATTCAGCAGATACTCATACGTTTTATAACTACGTTCTGCATCCTCTCGCAGTAAGTCTTGCACTCGTTGTCCCGCTTCTCTGGAGAGACTATGCCCCCTTCCCTGTCGATTAGAGGAGGATTGCCCCGCAAGATGTTCAAGATCAGGTATATAAAATTCATTGTCGAGTATGGAATACCTGGCAGAGTATTCATTCACGCTGGCAGTACGGTGGCGTATCCACTGGCGAGCCACAAAGATTGGTAGCTTGACATGATATTTGATCTCACACATCTCGAAGGGAGTTGAGTGCTTGTTTCTAATTAGATAATTGATTAGACCAGCATCTTGTCTAACTTTCTTTGTGCCAGTACCATAGGATACTCGTGCTGCCTGTACAACAGCAGCATCATTACCCATGTAGTCAATGACTCGAATAAACCCATGATCCAACAGTGGCATAGGCTCATACAAAATATTCTCAAGCTCAGAAACAACCGCTCGCCTCGTAAGTTGAGAGTTGTTTCTTTGCTCAAGAATTTCTTGTTCTTGGTATGTGGTAAGGGCCATAACTTTTAATTTAGATAGTACCTCAATAGACCAGCAAAATAAATTAAACCTACGCAAAAATTTAAGAGTATTAAACTTCTATCTAACCAAAGTATTCCTACCATAAACCAAAACACTCCACCCGAAGTAGACAATATTAAGTTAAGAGGAAACAACTCTAACGAAGTACAAGCTGCGCCCGTTAGAATACATATTGTGCCAGCCCATTTCAGATACCAACTAAGGCCAGTTGACGGAGTAACTTTAGTTCGTCGTTTGAACATTCCACCAGTCTGGTGCTGGAGTACCCTTATCCCACCTGGCAAACTTTGCTTTTGCTCCTCGGTAATAATTTCGATAGGCATCTATAGGATTAACGGCCTTATACTCTTCGGGCATACACTGGGGATGTGCAAGAAACTTAGACGCCTCATTGTCCATAATGAAGGGCAGCAACCAGATGCGGGAAAAGGGTTTTACAGTTTCAATCACCTGCTGGCATTTGTGTACTCGGGCGTATCGCTTTTTGTATTCGTTGCACAACGCCATGCCATGCTTCCACAGCCAATTGTAATTAGGATTATTCTCACCTGCCCATACAGTGCAAGGGTGATTTTTATATGCCTCTTTGTATGGCACTTTGTCGCCATACCCATACCTATGCCACACAGAACACAGCATCTGTGCAGTTTCCAACGGCATTTTCACAACGTGTTTGTCGCACAAAGATTGTGCCGCAACTACAGGGTCAGTGTGGACTGTAAATATGTTCACTGTAAACATCCTCCGCAAATGGTATTTGTGATTGCTGCGCCCATGACATACAGTAAGTATCCAAATACGACTATAGAGGGGAGCAGCGTAACTTTCCATACGTGCTTCATTGCTTTATGTCACCATCCCTGGTCTTAGCCTTACGAATACGTTGCAAGCGGCGTAGCTTTGCCCTGTGTCTCGCTTTATGTTTCCTATAAATTTCCTCCGGTAGTTCATCTCTTGGCACGGGATTGTACTTTAGCTCCCGCTTTTTGTTAAATCTAGTCATCGTCCAACTTACTTTCCGTCATTATACACAAGTCGGGATAGAGTTGCCAGTCTCCGTTCAACGTCACCCAAGCGATTGTCTACATTTTCAATGGCCTTTTCCATCGTAGCTAGTGTTGTTAGCGTTCTATTACCTAGCTCCTGGCGATCTTCTCTTAAAATATCTTTCACTTCGTACTCAATTAACTCCTGTAGCAAGTCGTAAAATTTCTCTTTAACCATTTAATTTCTCCATCGATTAAGAGGAATGGCAGGCACAAAGGGGAGAACATACCTCTGCACCTGCCATTCTTACCCGACAAGATTACGCAACGAGTCGTTGCTCAAGATCCCCAAATCTAATGAGGTCTTTCCAGGCCGACCCTCGCACTAAGGTCTGAGCCTCTTTCTCTTGCCGTACTGCACGTTGACCAACATCACCCCGTATGCTGTCGGTATCAACGTGGGTTCCGTAGTGGGTAATAGCATTGTACAAGGCCCATGCATTGTCTCCCATAGTGGCCCTGTAAGTATCGTTCAGTGCGAGCATTCTATTTAGCCACTTCTTATTAACCTTTGTTTCCCGCTTGGTTCGGGTTACGCACAACTTGCGGGATAGAAAGTCCTCCGCAATTGAGGGGTGAATGAACACTTCCCGCATATGC